GGTGTGAACGTCAAGGACTGCCGCGAGGTGGACTTGGAAGCGGCCTTGGTTGCCAGTGGTGCCGGACTATAGTCCTGGAAACCTGTGTTGGGCCAGTCCTGGAAGGGGACGGTGATAGCGTTCTGACTGGAGAATTGCCAGACACCGACGCGAAGACCCTGGTTGTAGGCAGAGCTGGCACCGGTAACTGCAAAGTTCCCAGCCTGCCAGCTGAGCGTGTACGGCTGACCAGCAGCAGGGTCTATTTGGACAATGGTGTAGGCACCGCCCCAGTAGCCGTACAGGTAGCCGGTTGATGATCCGGTGGTGACGGAAATCCTCAGAGCGTAGCTACCGGATACCGCACCCTGAGTGACCCGGGAAATACTCGTCTGTGCCTGGTTGATTACCCCGACGGTTCTCAGCTCAGGGTGCTTGACTGACCACGAAGACGTCCCAAGTTCGAAGCTTGGATTCGAAATATAGTTTCCGTATACCGGCATCAGTCCTCCACCGCGATTCCGAACTTCGTGGCCGTGTTGTTGAAGGATTCAGTTGCAGTCGCTACTTGCACATTATTCCGCCACACGGTGTAATTGTTTCCAGTGACACGCACCGTGAGACGGTCTCCGTCCACCACAGGAGACGCATAGGTCGCCAGCGGGATGACGGTACCAGAGGAAACCCTTTCCAGCGCCGTTCTCGTTGCCCTGATGTAGTTGTTCTCGTCAGACAGACGGAGAATCAGCGCCTGCTTTTTGTTACCTCTCGGCTCCGTGGCGAAGGTAGCAGCCACAGTGGCGTTGGCAGACCCGTAGTCAATTACGCTCAAATTCCGGGAAGCATCCGGGTCGGCAGGGCGGGCAACACCATCCAAGTACGAGTCGCGGATGAAACCGGGAACGACATCGGACCAGGTTTTACCACCCTCATCAGTATTGCGTCCGCCGAGCGGCGCAAGAGCATCTGACCCCGGATATGTGTTGAAAGTATCTAGGACGCGCGTGCTCGGTCCTGCCACTACGGTGCCGATTTCGCGTCCCAGCTCGTCGTACCAGGTCACGTACGGGGTGACTTGGGCGGTTGCCTGTGACGTCCCGTGAGGCTGGTGGGTGTAGGCGCTCACGGTGATACGCAAGCGCTCATCAATGCTGTTACGCTCCCACCGTTCGGGGTGCTGTGAAGGGCGGTGTCCCTGTGCAGCCCTGACGCACTTGTAGACCTGACCCAGGTAGTTGACGAGGTCGCCAGGCTTGTAGGAGGCTGTGTGGTCATAGGTGAAGACGCGCGGGAGGGGAATCCCGTACTTGACAGCAACCAAGCTGTCTCCGGTCTCCAGAGGCAGGGAGAAAAGAGAGCACGTAGCCGTCGTGCTGCTGGTGTTGTGAATCGTCAACGCGTTCGCGTCGCGCTTGTCGGGATCCAAGGGGTGGGGGACGCCGCGAACGATCCGAGGTACGACCTGGCTATTGCTGACACCCTGGGTGTGTGAGACGCCGGACCAGCCATGCGTGGTTTTTAGCTGCTGGTCATATGCAGGCGTGTCCCCTTGAACAACGGTGTAGACCTCCCACCAGCTGTTGTTGCTCCCGTTTCCAGGGGGTGCTTCATCCATGCCGTATGCGGGCTGTACACACCGGTACAGGAAGCCGTCTACGGTTACCAGATCCCCAATTTTGTAGCGGACGCTTGCATCCCACTGGGGAGGAACAGGGTTGATCTGCTCAGCCATGTCATAGCTGGGAACAAGGTTGTAGCTCATCCGCAGATCCATGTCCCAGCCGGTTGCAGCCCGAGCGAAATACAGCATCGTGTCCGGGTGCCCACGCTCTGATGCCAGATAGGCGGAATTGAGCGTGATCAGGCGCATCTGCGTGGGCGTGATACCTTCAGGAATTTCCGCACCTAGGCTGTAGGCAATGTGCGCCACCGTGGAAATGTGTGTGGTGGCGACGTCACGGCTGTGCAGGGCGGCGTTGAGGGAAGTGCGGAGACGGTCCAACCCATACCCGATGACGCCGAGGAAACGCAGCAGCTGCTCATTCTCATCCGCATACAGCGTGAGATGGTTACCTCGCAGCAGCTTGTAATGGTACGGAGTGAGGGCCGTGACCCACTTGGTCATTTCCCAGTCATGGATGTGTAGGGTGGAAGCGGTACCGGCACGCACCCACACACCGTTGATCTTCAGAAAGATGGCGTAATAGTGGAAACGACCGGGAATGGTGTCCTCATCCACAGCTGAGGCAGGAGCGGACTCCGTTTCCACAATGATCCGGCCATCGTCCGGATGCGTCGGGAACCCCCACACGGAACCAACCAGACGGAAAGCCTCGTATTCACCGGTGGGAAGGTCCCAAGTGATGAAAATTCCTTCATATCCGACCGAATAGGCCCAGACCTCCCGCTCGTCAAACGAAGGGACCTCTGGGTTCGGCCCGTAAAAAGTCCTAGCGTAACGATCAACTCGGTAAACAGCCATTATTACCAGCCAGCTCCCACAAAGTCCCGATTCGAATACGTCTGGCTGATTCCGGGGAATTGCGGAATCATCCCGCCCGGATCAGTGGTTTTGATGACGTTGTAGCCACCCGGATACTGACCAACCCAAACGCCTGGAGAAAGCTCATATACGGTTCCGCCACCGTAGAAACCGGTTGGTTCCCAATTCACCCCACCGGTGCTTCCAGGCGATGGCGTGGGAATCGGCGTCACCGGATCGGGTGCCGGAGAAACCGGGCGCGGCGGCGGGGGCGGCTTGTAGATGGATTGAGGCCAATCGGCAAGGTAGCCGTCCGTCGGCACGTCATCAATGCACCTCACCAAAAAGACACGGAGGTATGCGTTGATCGGCACTTTTTCGGTGAGGTCAGTTCCATCCACTCGCGCTGACGCAGTGATTTTGGTGCCCTTAGGCAGGATCTCAATCCAGTTGATGAGATTGTGCAGGTTCCCATCTGCGGTCCGCGCGTTCTCACGCACCATGTGCACGAGCGTGACGTCACGGCCGTCTATCTCCAGGCGTGCACGTCGTCTAGCCTGGACCAGCGTAGTGTCCTCGGTTGGAACGTGGTCTACCTTCAGAGAGATCAGCCACAGCCCGGTTTCATTGAGGATCACCCCATCTAGCATTCCCATTTCGAAGGGGTCGTCATTGGCAGTGAATGGGATACGCTGCCAGCCACCGTCTGCGATTGTCTTGTTGTCGTCGGCGCACAGAGGAAGACCGCAGATTTCAGTCTGCGGATCGTCCTTCAGCCGGTAAATCGGCAGCAGCCAATGACGTCCGTGAGGATCGACAAGCTCCTTACACCGCTGACGGAAACGCCCAGGACGCTCAGGAGTAGGATCCTGGGGACCGTTGGGATCAGTCGGCCGGGGGTCGAGAAGGTGCCCGAAGATGCTGCCTTGATAGTAGGGCAGCTGCTCACCACGGGCGTACGCGGTCTGTCTCGCGGCGACAGTCCCGTAGTCCTTGACAATGCCGCCAGGATCGTTCACGGCGATCTGAGGATTCACGCCAATTACGGTCTGCGTTGCGTGAATTTCGTCCTGGACATCATTAACGTGGGACTCATGGATGATTTGGGAGAAGTCCCGTTTGGTAGTCCATGGCCGGTACTGCTGAGGATAGAAGGCCATCTACCACTCCCCCGTCCAGACCGGGACGTTGCCAGCAGACCAATCGGACGGCTCATACTTGTAGTTCGTCCGAACCGGGGTAATGCCCTGTGAGCTGTACCAGTAGTACTGCACCGTCCCGTCTACCTCATTGACCATCGGTCCCCGTGTTCCCCATGTGACGCCACCGTCCGGTGAGTAGGTATTCGGCTGGTGCGGAAGCGTCGGCATCGAATCGGAGATCTGGCAGTACCCGCGAAGCGGGTAGTCACGCTCGGGGAAATTCGGGTCTGGAGGAAGTTCAAAGCCGCGCATATCGAAAGCACCATCAAGGCAGCGCACCAGGAAAGCGCGCAGGTAAACATTCGCTCTGGCAATGTAGTTGTCGCCAAGTCCCTCGGTACGGACGGAAACACTCAGGTTGGACCCGGCTTCGAAGAAATCAATCCAGGTGAAAGTATTGATTGGTGCCTTCGCAGCGTATGCGTCATCGTCCAGGTAGTCGCGAAGCGCGACTTCCTGGCCGTTTACCAGGAGCGTTGTTGCCTGGCCGGTTCCAACGATTGCGGAAGCCTTTCCTAAAGACCAGTCGGTCTTGACGATGACGACCCAGATTCCATCCTGATTGACGATGAAGCCATTTCCGTTCGCCAGCTGGAAAGGATCTGAATATGGCTTGAGTGATACCGGAGTCCACCGGTTGTTCGGTATCTCCTGGTTGTAGGCGGCAGCACGGAAATACGGGATGTGCTTCCCCCGGGACTGGAACTCCATGCGCTTGGCGATGGTCTGGTGATCCCGGGGGCCGACGAAAGGGGGGCGG